GATGGGTTTGGGCGTGAAGAACGGTTTCAAGCCAACAAAGCTGGGGCAAAAAAATTCGCCCAAATTATGAAGCCCAAAGTTCCTTATCGATTTAATTTGCGTAAGGGAGAAACAGCTCATCTGCGCGATTCCCTGATTAATGTGGAACATGCGAATGGGTCGGTCGATGTTGGTTTTACTAAGAAAAGCATGAAGGGTTACGTGGCTAGAATCATCAATGATGGTTGGATTCCGAAGCCACCAGGCGGCCGTGCTAAGCAATCAAATTATGATCCAGTAGCTGGAAAGCATTTTTGGGAAGCAACGCAACGTGAAGCTAAAGGAGAAGTTGGCAAGGCTGTAGCTGCTTCGTTAAAAGCAACAATGGATAAGAAGGTGCATAGCCAGTGACGTTAGCCAGTGAGATTCGTCAGGTAATTGTTAATTCTATTGAAAAGCTACCAAACGTTAGTAGTGACCAGATTCATACATTCGGAATTAAAGCCAATGATTGGACGGACGATAAGCCCGTCTTTTTAATTACAGAAATCTCAAACAATGAATCTGGATATGGTGACAATGAGGCTACCTATCTACAGCAGCAAGCTCAGGTGCAGATTTACTATCCAAAAGATTATGTCGGTGATATGGACGACTTAGAAAATCAGTTAAAACAAGTAATGCGTTCAGATCGTTATTACTGTTTTAGCGATAATGGTCATGTTTTGACCCCAGATGATGGTCAATTGATGGCAACTTTAAAATTCAATCACAAAAAATAAAGGAGAGATATTTAACATGGCAAAAGCAAAAGACGGCGGGTATGTAGGTGTTTCCTATGCTCGCTTTGCATTATTAGATGCTACGACTGGCAAAGCGTTAACTTCTGGGATTCCAGGTGCTGATGCTAATGGCATTTACAAGGTTACGACATCTAAAGATGGTGGTGTTGCTAGTGCGGCCCTATCCGGGTTGGCACCTTCTGTTACCCGCATTTGGGGGAACAACTCTGTTGCCGATATTTCAGTCGGCAAGGCTCAACCAAGTGTTGCATTGACAATTAACTTCTTAGCTCATGATGTGCTTGCGGCTATTTTGGGACGGGAAGCTGACGGTAAAGGTGGTTACGATCTCGAAGGCCACCCAGTTGATGTAGCGGTAGAAATCGTTTCAGAAACAGTTGCTGGTGGTGGTATTCACTTCGGATTCTACGACGGATACGTCACTGCTGGTGATTTATCACTAGGGACTAACAACGAAAACGAAACACGAGTCAACGATGCAATGACTTATACACCATTTGCCAATGATGACAATCATGTCGGCAAGATTTACTACGATGGTGAGACTGGGTTTAATCAAAGCATCATTGATCAAGAAATCTTTGGTGTAACACCAGCGAGTAGTCCAACCAACGGTTCCCACTGATAGTGGAACCAAGTAAATAGACCAGTAGTCGCCTAAGAAAGCTAACAATACCGAATGGGGCGGCTTTTTTATTATGAAAGGAAATATTTATGATTGAATACATTGAATTTTCAGCTCCTGAAATCGGACTAAACGAAACGAAAAAAATCAAGCCTAGCAATCGTAATATGCGCAAGATTTGGAACTTACAACTGATTCAAGCCAAAGCATTTTCAAATGAAGACAAGGAACCGCAAACATTTGATGATCTACAAAAAGAACATGATCAAGCAATCGAATTATTAGATAAGACGGAAGAATTTTTGACAACCACTTTAGTCCTTAATAAAAAGCAACAAGATCGATTAGAAGATTTAACCAATGATGAAATTGGCGAGCTCTCAGGTCGTTTACAATATGCTTTGTCGGACATTAACCCGAATGCAGAAGATACAGACAAGGAGGACGAACCGGACCCAAAATCAGACGGCGAAAACGCATCCGAGAGTTAGAAAATCAAATTGAAGATTTTGATTACTATGCGCAGCAACTGATGATCAATAAGGGAATGTCCCCTGATGAGTTCGACGATGCTAATTTTCACCGGATGCAAGAAATTCTGCAGGCTCGTGATCCTGACGAACGACCAGAAGATCCAATGGAAATGCTTAAGAGGTTAGGAATCACCCCAGGAAACATGTAGGAAAGGAGGAGCAACGGTGGAAGAAATTCAGGGATATAAGTTTGGCATCGATCTTGATGACGGCGGTATGACACGCTCCCTAAAGGAGATACGCAACGAAGCCAAGCTATTAAAGACGGCTATGAAGTCAAACTTCACGGAGATTAAGTCTGGCGGTGACGTCATGAAAGCCTACGCTGGCAAAGTAGATGACGCCAAGCGGGCTATCTCCGGTCAAGAAGCCGTCATTAAGAAACTACGTGAACAGCAAAAGGGCCTAGATATGGACACCGAAAAGGGGCGTTCGGCCTATGTGCGCTATGAGAATCAGATTAAGCGAGCAAAAACTGAGATTAGCAATTTGTCGGCGCAACAGGAACGCGCTAAGAAATCTGCTGAACTTTTTAAATCTGGTGTTCTTGACGTTCAACGAAGCACGCAATTGGCAGCTCAAGCTAGCAAAGCTTACACCGATCGTTTGCAGGCGGAGGGGCGTACTAGCGAGGCAGTAATTGCAAAGGGACGTGGCTTGCGTGCTACTTATGAGGGGCTTAATAAACAGCTTGAAATTGAAAAGCAACGATTAAATGAAGCCGCCGAAGCAAGTGGCAAGTCTTCTGATGCTTATCGCCAGCAATCCATCCGTGTTAATGAATTGGGAACCAAACTAGCACACACAAAAGATGAACTAGCCGATGTTCGGCGCCAAGATAACGCACTTCATCCGACAGGAATTAACCGGTTGATTGCTGCTACTGATCGTGCTAACCATAAGACAGAAAAAGCTGACCATTTGTTTGGCAAGATATTCGGAGCACACTTATTGGCTAGCGGTGTCATTAACGCATGGCAATCATTGACTAATCATATTAGTGATGCCGTTAAAGCGGGTGCTGATTACGAAAAAGAACAGCAAAAAATGCAGGCCACTTGGCTAACCTTGACGGGGACAGCAAAAAAATCTGATTCGATGGTTAAAACAATCAATGAATTGTCAGTCAAGACAGGTCAGGCCGTGGACGTTGTTAATGAGTTAGAACAAGGGTTCTATCATTTGCATTCCAGCAAAAAAGAATCTGATGAGCTAACTAAATCGATGTTAAACATGTCTGATGCCGTTGGATTGAACAGTCAGCAAATTCAAGCAGTTACACAAGACATGGTCAACGGCTTATCCCGTGGTAAGGCTAATGCCGGCATGCTTAACCAAATTAGCCAATATTTCCCGATGTTCCGGGAACAATTGGCAAAGTATGAAACACAAGTTCATCACGGAAAGAAAGTCACTGTAGCAGATTTAGCTGCCATGGCAAAGTCCGGTAAAATTTCAGCTAATGACATTGAAAAAACATTCAATCAATTAGGATCTGGAAAGTATGATAAAGCTGCGGACAATATGCTTAAAACGATGGTGGGTATGGAACGAACTATCAAAGCACGTGTTCCCGCGTTATTAGGTGATATGGAGAAACCAATTATGACGGCCAAGAATCCGTTATATGCGGCGGTGGCTAAATGGGTTTCTGATCCGCGAACGGACAAAGAATTCACTAAAGTGGGTCGGTCTGCTAGCCAAGGAATCAACACGATTACAAAGGCATTTGCACAAGCATTCGGTATTAAATCAGCCCCGCAAGCTATGAATCGTGCGATGAACTCATTGGCTAAGGGAGTTACTGATGCCTCAAAGTCAATTGCCAAAAATGCTCCTGAAATCAAAGATTTATTGGTAACTCTTAAGAGTTTAGGCGGAATTGGTTTTAAGACGTTGATTGATTCGTTAAAAATTGCCAATTTTCTATTGAAGCCATTTGTTAAGCTGATCGGTGGTAATGCCGACACGTTCGCTAAATTTGCCGCAACTTGGTTTGTTGCTAGTAAGGGGCTTAAGGCTTTCAACAAAGGGCTGAGGACCGTTCAAGGATTTAAGGATATTTTTGGCAAAGCTGCTGAAATATTTGGCTTAAAAAAGGAAAAAGCTGCTATTGATGAAGAGACAGCCGCGCTAAATCGTAATAGCCGAGCCCGCCAAGAAAATGCTGATACAAGCGTTGGTGGAAGCACTGGCACTGGCAAAGTGTCCAAAGCTGAGAACGCTATTGAAGACGTGACAGAATCAGCAGGCGGAGGTGTTGGCAAGGAAGCAAAAGAGCTTACTCGTGTTGAAAAATATGGTTCCAAGACTAAGGGGCTTAGTCGCTTAACTTCTAAACTACATGGATTCGGTGAGCTCGGGAACGTTACTAAAGCTGGTAAAGTGCTTGCTGGATCAGTTGGCCTATTTGACGTTTTAAATGCCGGAACCGATCTAATTGGCACTACTAAGAAAACTGCTGGGTCACATGTTGGTGCAGCTGGCGGATCACTTGGTGGCACGGCTGCTGGTGCAGCTATTGGGACAATGATTGCTCCCGGAATTGGTACGGCCATTGGTGCTGGTCTTGGTGGGCTTGCCGGTGAGGGCATCGGTCGCAAGTTAGGTAAAGCTATTCAAAAAGGGTTATCATTCCAAAAAATACATGTTCCTAAGCTATCTGATGGTTCTGCTTTTGACAAACTAACTAAGACTGCAAAAAGCCATTATAAAGGATTAGTTGACCAAGATACCAAGAATCTTAAGCTGCTGTATAAGAATGGCGACATTACAAAATCCGAATATCAGAAGCGTCTTGCTATCATTCAAAAAAGCGAGTCCAAAATGACTCGCTTATCTTCCATGTCTGAAAAAGATCGTAATGCCATTTCAAAGTATTATGCACAGTCACGTCAATCGCTTACCGAAAAGTGGAATCGTAAGATCCTGGCTGACCAGAAAAAGTATGGCAAAAACTCTAAGGAAGTTGCCAAAGACGAAGCAGCAAAAAAGAAAGCTTTGCAAAAACAGGAACTTAAATTTGCCACATCGGTAACTGCTAAGGAAGCACGGCTTCATACGACACTTGATGGAAAAATTAAGCTTTCTGCTAATAAGCAAGAGTCAATCATTAAAAAGCTGACCAAAGAAAAAGGCAAGCTGTCTAAAAAGCAACTAGAACAGGCCTTGATTGATTCTAATAAGGAGCGCAAAACCGTTTCTGCTAACGCCAACAAGCAGTATAAAACTTCTGTTCGGGCTGCTTATAAGAAGTATGCTGAAACCGTTAAGGCTGCCAAAGATGAATATAAGGGCAATTCTAGATACGCTAAGAAACAACGGGCGGCAATTGAGAAACATGCACACGCTCAACGTGACCATGCCATTGCAGCTGCGGAAAAGCAACGCCACGATACCGTTAAAAAAGCTGATGATCAGTATAATAAAACGGTTGATTATGCGCATAAGCAAAATAAAGGTGTTACTAAGCAATCGGCCAATCAATATCAAAATACCAAAAAAAATAATAGCAAAACGAAAGACAATTATTATTCAACTTGGCATGGTATCTGGAAGACCGTTGGCAACTGGGTTGGAAAGCTAATTGGTGGGCTAAACAAGGGTGCTGTTAAAGGGCAGAACCAAGTGTTCAAACAATATGGCGGTACTCATACGTTAGCTCCGATTACAGCTTCATACTATGCAACTGGTACGGGTTTGTTGGGTGGCCTACGCCGTACAATCACGAAGCCTACGCTAGCTGTTCTCAATGATGGGCATGACTCACCAGAAACGGGTAACCAGGAGGCAGTTTTGCACCCAAATGGAGCTGCAGAATTAATCCATGGCAGTAACACCATGAAGGTGTTGGAACCCGGTGCAGAGGTACTTAATGCCTCAGAAACTAAGCTAATGGGTCAACTTGGGCTAATGCATTTCGCTTCCGGAACAGGTTTCCTTAGTGGTCTGTTTAAGTCAGTAGGTAAGGTTGGCAGCTTCTTTAAAAATGCGTTTGGTTCCTTGAAAGACAAACTAAAAGCCATTACAGGTTTTACTAGTAATGCTACTAAGAGTTTTAACTCAACCTTTAATCCAGACTTTAGCGGTCTAAAAGGTGGTGTTGCAAAGGGATATGCGCACATTGCCAATCATAAGATCAAGAATCAAGGCCAAAAATGGTGGTCAGCGGCGTGGAATGTGATTAATGACGCTGCCAGTGCCAGTGGCGGTGGTGGCCCTGTAGCACACACGCCCGGATCCGGGTGGCATATCACGTCCGGGTTCGGATATCGAGGTGCCACTAGTGGTGGTATGGCTGTTCATGATGGTGTCGATTTCTCTGGTGGTAAAGTTGTTCACGCGTTAGAAGACGCTGTGGTTACAGAGGCCGGGCCGGGCCGTTGGTTAGGCAATAATGGTGTCGGTGAAGTTATCGGTACTAAGGGTGGGCGCTTGCGCCTGATTTACCAAGAATTAAATGGTAAGAACGCTCACGGTGCAGACCTGCTTGTGCATGCAGGCGACCATGTCAAACGTGGGCAAGCCATCGCTAAGTTAGGCCCTAGTGGTACTCACGTGCATATTGGAGCAACTACAGAGGGACTGTGGGATCATGGTGGTTCGTCCACTAAGGGCTGGTTGGATGTCACTAAACTTCACGGCAGTTATGGTAACAAGGCAGCAAAAAAGATCACCAGTGGGCTTACCAAGTTTGCCACGAAGCAACTCAAAGGTTCCGGTGTTCTGTCTTGGGTTAAGAAGTTTTTGGAGCCTTTAACCGAGGCAGCCGATAGTTCTGGTAGTGGGGATAGTCCGGCTCCTAAAGGCAGTCACAAGCATTGGCTAGAACAAGCTGGGATTCCTAAATCTTGGTTTAATTCAATTTCGGAAATTATCGATGCTGAATCTGGGTGGCGAGTGAATGCTTCCAATGGGCAGTACCAAGGTATCCCACAAACGACTGTAGCAAATTTGCGAGCTGCTGGATCCGATTGGAGAACTAACCCGATCACACAACTGAAAGCCATGAAGAAATATATCTCTGGCAGATATGGTAATGCTAATAAAGCATTAGCGTTCAGACGTGTTCATAATTGGTATGCCAACGGCGGATTAAGCCAAAAAGAAAAGTTGGCCCATATTTCCGAGGGAAACATGCCGGAGATGGTCATTCCACTGTCTAAGCTAAAGTCTTCAAGAGGCTACGAGCTTCTAGGTAAAACGGCGGCTATTATGGCTAAGCGAGATCACTTAGAGGTTCAATCCAGTAACGACAACAAAAGCTCAGATAAGTTGATGGACAAGTTAGATCAAGTTATTGGACTTATGCAAAGCTTGCTTGTTGGTCAACAGAACCCAACACCGGCTGTCGTATCTGCTAACGATATCTACAGTGGGTATAACCAAGTAAAAACGAAAAAGAGTCTAAGCAAAAATCTAGGAAGGGGATATGTAAATGGTATTCAGTAGAACAGCCATGGTAGATACATTTGATTATGCATTTTCTGAAGATGGTTCGGATGGGTTTAATAGTTTCAAAGACTTAGAAATTCTTGTTAACCATGTTTCGAAGCCCATTGCTCCCACCATCACTGAATCCTTCCAAGACGTCCCTGGTAGATACGGGGGCGTTTTTTTAGGGAATTCATACGGAGAAAAAGAAATTGATATTCCTATTACAATCATGGCTAGCAGCCGTGATGAGTACAACCGTAAGATGGACAACCTATCTAAAGCCCTCATTAA